GTTTCGAGGTATCCTTCCTTTTCCCAGATGTCGTAAGGCACATGGTCGCGCCGGACGCGCTGATCCAGCGTATCCTCCGGCACCCAGAAGTACGGGAGGATCACATACTTGTCGTCCTCATCCCTTGGCGGGAAGACCAGCACGAAGGAAGTGATATCCGTGGTGGAGGACAGGTCAAGGCCGCCGTAGCAGACACGACCTTCGAGGTCGTCCTCGTTTACCGGGAAGGCGCAGGCGTCCCATTTCTCCATTGGCATCCAGCGGATGGCCTGCTTTACCCATTGATTAAGGCGTAGCTGCCGGAAAGAGTTCTCCTCGCCGGGATTCTGCTTGGCGGACTCGCAGGCGGCTTCCACCTTGTCGATGCCGACCGTGATGCCCAGCGACGGGTTTGCCTTCTTCCAGACCTCCGGGTCAGTCCAGTCCTCGGATGCGTCCGCACCGTAGATGACCGGATAGAAGGTCGGGTCAACCTTTCTGCCGTCAAGGATGTCCTGCGCTTTCTGGTGGACTTCGTAGCAGATGGTGTTTGTATCGTTACCGGCGGTCGTGATCAGGAAGTAGAGCGGCTGCATTCTGGCGTCACCGGAGCCTTTGGTCATAACATCAAAGAGCTTACGGTTGGGCTGGGTGTGCAGCTCGTCAAAGACCACGCCGTGGATGTTGAAACCGTGCTTTGAATAGGCCTCTGCGGAGAGCACCTGATAGAAGCTGTTCGTCGGCTCGTAGATGATCCGCTTCTGGGAGGCGAGTATCTTCACGCGCCGGTTTAAGGCCGGGCACATCCTGACCATATCCGCAGCCACATCAAAAACGATGGTGGCCTGCTGGCGGTCGGCAGCGCAGCCGTAGACCTCGGCGCGTTCCTCGCCGTCGCCGCAGCAAAGAAGCAGGGCGACAGCTGCGGCAAGCTCGGACTTGCCCATCTTCTTTGGTATCTCAATGTAGGCCGTATTGAACTGCCGGTAGCCGTTTGGCTTCAGCGTTCCGAACAGGTCGCGGATGATTCTTTCCTGCCAGTCGATAAGCTCGAAGGGCTTTCCCGCCCATGTGCCTTTGGTATGGCAGAGCTGCTCGATGAACATCACAGCAAAATCCGCCATCTGCTTGCTGTAGTGAGAGGACTCGGCCATGAAGCGGGTCGGCTTGTATTTTTTCAGTTTTCGCATTGGCATGAAAGCCGCCTCCTTCCGGGCAAAATAAAAGACCGCCGTAGCGATCTTGGTATCAGTACGAGAGAAAGAGCCGTGTGGCTCTTGTCTCCCGGAATATTCATTCTCAGGGGTTTTAGTTGTAGTTCTGCAGGAGGATCATGTAGGCCAGCTGCGTCGGCTCATCCTCTGGCTCTATGTCCCAGCCTCTGTCGTAGTTGGCTGTGACCGTTCCGTTAATCTTGATCATCAGCTTGGAAATCCTCCCGCCGTTGATCCCGTATTCCTCGCTGGGCTCCTCGTAGTGCTTTACCCAGTAGTGGCAAACCGTGTATTTTCCTTTGTCCTTTGCATCCGGTATTCCGATTGTTCCTTCGCTCCACATGGTTTACGCCTCCTTTACCGTCATCTTGAAAGCCGGGATCAGGGCGCGGTCGTCGCTTCCGAAGTGGGTGTAGCGTTCCTTGACTCTGACGATGCCGTCCAAGGTGCAGCCGAGCTCCTCGAAGCGGGCGATGGTCTCGATCAGGCTGGAGAAGGTGGAGCTTATCGTGAATTCCTTCACTCCCAGCTTCCTGCAGTCGGAAAGGATCGCCTCGATGTCGTCGTCCCAAATGACCTCGGCGAAGTTCGGCAGGTCGTTTCCGGCTTCCTTGCTGTAAAGGTAGGCCTGTCCGAGTGTCCAGTGGCATCCGATCTCGTCCCATTTCATTCCGGGCTTTGCGTTCTCAATGGCTTCGATTGTGTACTTCATGGTGGTTTCCTCCTTGTTCTGCGTTCCTTTTGGTATGTACATATATCACTCTGAACGCCTGTAATAGCAAGTTAATTCGGAGAATATATGTGACAATCCTGCGGGAATATCCGAGGCCGTAATTGTGTAGTTTACGCCTCGCCGGTCAGGATGAATTTTGCGTATTCCGACCGGTGATCCTCAAGGTAGAGAACCAGCTCGTAGAAGTCTCTCTCGTAGGCCAGCCGCTGGACGGCGGTGACATCAAACATGTTTGTAAGGCCGGTGTCCCGGATGGCGAGAATCTGTTCTTTTACTTTTTCATCCATCTCATTCCACCACCTTCCTGACAAGGTCAATGCCGTAGATCACGTTCAGACCGCAGCCGTTATCCCAGTTCACCATAAGGCTTCCGGTATCATCGACACCCGTGACCGTTCCCTTGGTGCCGATGGGTGGAGCCTGTACATCGTCCATCTGAAGAAGCTCCACGCGGGTGCCTGCCGGGTAGCGCAGGCGGAGCGCCTCAAGCTCGTGCTGCTTTATCATTCGCATGCCGCCACCTCCTTTTCCGGTGCGCCGTTCTTCCAGCTGGAGTTGCCGGAAAGGTTCTGAAGGAGAATCTTGCGCTCGGCCTTGTACTCGTTTCCGATGAAGCCAAGCCGCAGGAGGAAGCAGCGGAAGGCGTATTTCTCGTTGTCGACTTCCTTTTCGGTGGCGCTTACCCGCTTCAAGTCCTTACTCATCTTGCAAAGGGCTGCGATGAAGTGGGTGTAGGCATTGACCGCTTCCGGTTCCGGCAGTTCGGAAAACCAAGGGAAGGTGATCTTGTCCTCTGTGACCTCAATGCCAAGGTCGTCAATGCCGAGCGCCTTCTTGATGAGGCTTTCCTTGGCGGTGAGTAGGTTGGTGAGGTTTCCGACCGCAGCCTTCTCCAGCGGGAGGCTGACCGTAAGGCCGGTGCCTTCATCTGTTTCCGGTTCTTCTGCGGTGGCTTCCTCGTTGGTGCTTTCGATTTCCTCAGCCGGTGTGAAGCCGTCCGCGATGAGGTTGTGGATCAGGCGCTCCAGCTTGTCTGCGTCCTCGCAGGTGACGCCGCCTTCCTTGTCGACCGTGATGTCGCCGATCTCAAAGGCGCAGGTCGGCATGAACTTGTAGATGGCCTTGTCGCCGGTGAGCTCTGCGATGGCTGCGACCAGTGCTTTTCTTTCTTTTCCGGTTACATTGTAGTTTGCTTTCATTGTGTGTACCTCCGTTTTTCAAATGTGGTTGTTTGCTGTGCCTTTCGGCATGTATATACATCACTCTGAAAGCCTTATATAGCAAGCGTTTTCTCGATATTTCAAAGGAATATAATCGACAAATAAACAAGACAGAAATTGTGTACTATACACCTGCCGTCGGAGAGGTTTCGACCTCTTTTGCCAGAGCGGAGTAGTAGAGCTTTTCGCCGTTTCTTACTACATACACATTTTCTGTATCACCGGTATCCTCCACATAGCGCCGGAGAATGACGGAGGCGTATTTCGGATCAAGCTCCATCATGCAGCAGATGCGGTTTAACTGCTCGCAGGCCATGAGCGTGGAGCCGGAGCCGCCGAAGGTATCAATGACTACAGAATTCTCCTGAGAGGAGTTCTTTATGGGATAGCCCAGAAGATCCAGCGGTTTGCTGGTCGGGTGATCCTTATTGCGCTTTGGCTTGTCGTAGTTCCAGATGGTCGTCTGCTTTCTGTCGGAATACCACGGGTGCTTGCCGTTTTGCAAAAATCCGTAGAGCACCGGCTCATGCTGCCACTGATAATCGGAGCGACCGAGCACGAGGCTGTTCTTCACCCAGATACACACACCGGCAAGGTGGAAGCCTGCATCGATGAATGCCTTCCTGAAGGTGAGCCCTTCGGTATCTGCATGGAAGCAGTAGGCCGCTCCGCCTTTTTCGAGGTGGTCAGCCATGTTCTTGAATGCTGCCAGAAGGAACTTGTAAAATTCCTCACCCTTTAAGGAGTCGTTCTGGATCGTCAGACCGTCAGAGGCTTTGAAGGATACGCCGTAGGGCGGATCGGTCAGGACGAGGTTTGCCTTCTTGCCGTCCATGAGCTTTTCTACATCCTCCGGAGAGGTGGCGTCGCCGCACATGAGACGGTGCCTGCCGACCGTCCAGATGTCGCCGGGCTCCACGAAGGAAGCCTTCTCCAAAGCGGATGTCAGGTCAAAGTCATCATCGGCGATGTCCTTTTCATTTTCGATGCCGAGGAGCTTGTCGAGTTCACCGGCATCAAAGCCAAGGAGCGAGAGGTCAAAGGACTGATCCTGCAGGTCGGATAATTCGACCGACAGCATTTCCTCATCCCATCCGGCATTGAGCGCCAGCTGATTGTCCGCAAGGATATATGCTCGTTTCTGGGCTTCGGTCAGGTTCTCGGCAAAGACGCAGGGCACATTTTCATAGCCTTCCTCGCGGGCAGCCTGAACACGTCCGTGTCCGACGAGGATGTTATAATCCGCGTCAATGACCGCAGGGCTAACAAAGCCAAACTCACGAAGGGAAGCTCTAAGCTGCGCGATCTGCTCTTTGGAGTGCGTTCTGGCATTCCGGGCGTAGGGTACCAGCTTATCTATAGGTACCTGTTCAAATCTTTCTGTATTCATTTACATGTTCCTCCTGCTTCGAAGCAGCTGCTCCATTACGCTGTCCTGCGGGCTGCCTTCAAACGGCTCGGTGCAGTTCTGCTTTACAATGTCGTAAATCTCATACCAGAGCAGGTTGGCCTGCTTCTGGAAATTAAGAGAGAGCTGCACGAACGGACTCGCGATGGCAGCTCCCGTAGTCGGGTGTTTTCCGAGCAGGCCGTATTTGCTGACCGCCTCGGAGCATTGAATGTATCTGGCAAAGGCCTCGGAGTAGCTTTCGAGCAGGCGCTTGTTCACGAGCCTGTCGCAGCCTCGCTCTTTGAGCCACAGCCATGTTTCCTTATAGATTTCATCTGCGCCCAGCGGCTTTCCGTCTTTCTGCTGTGCAGAGAGGTAGTCGTCCGGGCTTGGCATATCCATGCCTTCGAGCTCCACGCCGTCACCGATGTCCTCTGTGTCGAGGTCGGTTAAGTCATCCGTGAAGTCGGGAAGCTCCATGCGTCTTGCCGGAGCTCCTCTTGTGATTTTGTCGGCGAGGGCGTCAGGCTTGGAGCCCGCTTTTACACGCCGCCCGCCGCGATTGGTTCCGTCTTTTGCCACGTCAATCACTCCTTGTCTTATTGGGCTGGGTTTAATACCCCGTTTGAATTGCAATTTTTGCGAAGAAGACCCCGCGCCGTTTTCCGCAGCAATCGCGTTTAGAGATTTCGACCGCCCCTACCGGTCACCACGCTCGCGGTGAATCTTCTCGTGGCACGAACGACAAAGGCTCATCAGGTTCGACTCGTCATTCGTTCCTCCCTCGGCGAGAGGAATGATGTGGTGGACTTCCTCCACGGCGACGTAGCGTCCGGCCTTCAAGCACTGCTCGCAGAGAGGATGCTTGTGGACATACCTGTCACGGATTCGTTTCCAAGACCTGCCGTAGCGTTTGCCGGGAGAGTAACCGCGCTGGAACTTCTCATAGTGTTGTTCCATCACCTTGGCGTGCTCCTCGCAGTAGACACCGTCGGTCAGGTTCGGGCAGCCGGGAAAGCGGCACGGTCGTTTTGGTTTCCTTGGCATAAGCCGCGCCTCCTTTCGGGCAAAGAAAAAGCCCTGCAGGTATTTCCTGCAAGGCTTGGTGGCTGCGCGTGCAGCCGTTTCTTTATTCTGTTTCGCTGATTATATACTATCATAAGTGGCGGGTGGGCATCTTAGGACAAATGTGGACATTTCGGGCGCATTTCATATTTCGATGGGTTCTTTTGGGAGAGCTGCATGCAGCAGTGCGTTTCCGTGCCAGCGCCGGATGGTGCGTGCATCTGCACAAAGCTCAGTGCCGATCTGTTCCCATGTATAGTTATGGATGTAGCGGTACTTCAAAACCATGCGCTCGTCAGTGTCCGGAACTTCCTCGATCACTTCCCGGATCTGCTTTTTTAAGTCAGAGAGCATCTCAAGCTCCCGTGCAATTCTCTGTTCCAAGTCCCAGAGCTTTTCAAGCGTCCGGGCAAAGGGAGCCTCGGTGTTCCTTGAAGTCTGCACCCGGTCTTTATCATATTGGATAGCCGACACGCTGCCCGCCATCTCACGAAGGTTCTGGGCTTCCATCGTATCGGACTTGATTCTCTGATCAAGGCGGTAGGCCTGATGGAGATATTCTTTTACTGTCATTTAGGCTTAGCCTCCTCTCGTAGTTTTGTGATTAGGTACTCGCCGTCCACGCTCGTTAAGGTCTTGTACCAGCCGGAGCGGAAGAAACGCTCACACTCCATCGCGTCTGCCATAGCAGCCTGATTGCTGGACTTCTTTTTCAGGCGCTTTATGGCATCGCGGTAATCCTTCACGGCCTGCAGCACGATTGCATTGGCGAGGTTTTCATACGGATCAGCCATCACACCACCTCAGCCTTGACCGCGTCGATAAGTGCCGACTGCGTCATTTCTTTTTTGGTGAGTGCTCGCATGATCCGCTCATCAATGGTGCCCTTTGTGATGATGTGCTGAATCACCACGGTATGCGATTCTTGGCCTTGCCTCCAGAGGCGGGCGTTGGTCTGCTGGTAGAGTTCCAGCGACCATGTGAGTCCGAACCACACAAGGGTGGAGCCTCCGGCCTGAAGGTTTAGGCCGTGACCAGCAGAGGCCGGATGTATGACTGCTACAGGAATCTTTCCCGCATTCCAGTCAGCGATATCGCGGCTTGTCTTGATCTCCCGGACATTGAAGCGGTTCTTGATGCGGGATAGGTCGTGCCGGAACCAG